ACTCTTCATAATAAGCAAAACTTCGAGCATCAGATCAGTCCTTCTTCCTGTAGGTAGTGTAGTGTGTCTTTTAGACCTCCAATATGATTATAACCGATAGCAACCTGAGGGTAGTCAGCATTGTTACCAAACTCATCATTAAATTGTGTCTGGGTAAAGTCTTGACCCAGTTGGTATTCTAGAAATTCACCACCAACACTCACTAGAAGTTGTTGGATACGCTCACATTCTTGACTACCGTCGCCATAAAGTACAATAGTTTCCATTTAAAACTCGCATTCAATCATGATTTCAGTTAGACAGGCAAGGAGATTGATCTCTTGGTCTGCTACAAAAGCACCTTGATACTGATACTTAGCAATGATTAGCACAGCAGCAGCAATGTTGGACCCCTTCAGATGAAGGTACAAAGCATCGTAAATCTTACGAAGAATTGTATTTGTATCATTATCTAGATTAGATACAACCCACTTACGAACCTCAGGGAAATTCTTCTCCTTGAGGTTCTTCATCAGGTCCTCGGTCTTGACCTCACTGAATGTAGCGAGGATACCAGAGTCAATAGTACCACTAGAAGAGTAACGCTGAACCTCGTTAAGCACACGACGGAAGTCAGGGAAGTGCTTATTGATTAACTCGGCGACGACTTTCTTATCAGCAGACACCCTCTCCTTGTCCAGGATATTGTTAAGTCGTTTGAAGAAAGAAGCAGCGAGTGCGGACTTATCTTTTCCTTTCGCGGAAAACTCGACCACGGCGCAACGGGAGTGGAGAGGTTCAATGATCTTGTTTTTATAGTTGCAGGTGAATATGAATCGGCAATTCTTATAGAATGATTCAATGTTCGCCCGTAGGAGAAGTTGGACATCGTTTCCTGTGTTGTCTGCCTCATCGATGATGATGACTTTGTGCTTTGCCTCAGCAGTCAGAGACATAGTGGAAGCAAAGTTCTTTGCTTGGTTCCGTACAGTATCTAGGAAGCGACCTTCATCGGACCCGTTGATAACATAGTAGTCAGCACCAATTTCATTACACAATGCCTTGGCAATAGTAGTCTTACCAATGCCAGGGGGACCTGCTAGGAGGAGATTAGGAATCTCACCCTTCGCTACAAACTCCTTGAATGTCGCTTTGACATGGGCAGGGAGAATACAATCATCAATAACCTGTGGACGATACTTCTCGGTCCATAGAAAATCAGTGCGCTCACTCATAACAAAAAAATAATAGTGTGGTCAGACTCGGGAGGTGTTTATGTATTCAGTATAGCATACAAATGCTTCAAATACCATTTTCTCTTTTGATTGTGTTAATCAACTTGCGTATAATGAAAGTTGGACACTCACTAGACTCCTCCAGAGTAGTGGGTTTTTTATCCTCAATAAGGGGTAATACTTTCATCAACTCACGGAGTATCTCAGAAGTATAGTAATCCTTACATATAGTTTTGGTCCAAAAGACAACAACATCTCGATGTCCCTTTGTGACTTCTGCGACCATATGGTCAATACCAGTTTTATATGTAATTGAACTGCCCGCAGATAGTTTGTATTTTTTTACTTCACCATCAATCAATAGACAGAGTTCACCACCTTCATATTCATCTGGTTCATTTAGAAATATAGTTGTACTATAGTGACCAGACTTTGCACTGTCGTGATGTGGTCTATAGTAACCACCTTCTTCAGTCCTACTGATTATTGGATCTGTACTGCTACTGGGGAGAGTGAAGTTACTAAACTCATCGTGCTCACCCAAGGATGAAAGAATATCAACCATCAAATGATTGATAAAATACTTTGGCAGTAGTGCTTCATTATTATTCTTTCTCAGCAATGGAGTATCATTCAGCAGCGGCAATATACTTTCTGTCCCACAGACCCATTCACATTCATCATTATCAATAAATTTATATATTTCCTCCAGTTTATTCTTGTCTAGGAGGTTTTCAATAAGGATATAATTATCCATCTATACCCACTCTGGTTTACGATCGGGGATGCGTAGATAGTTAGTCGCTACCCATGGTTTAGATGCAATATACATTTTGTATGCTGTGAAGGTGTCGATAGAGTCATCGAACTTGAATTCTTCGGGCATAGCACGGGCGAAGTCAGTCGCCATAGTATAGCAAGTAATTGCTTTTTCTGTTGCTAGATGGAATAGTTTTTTTGCCTCAAAGAGTGTGTTGTTGCAGGAGTGAATCTTTCCATACCTTAGTTTATATTCAGAACACAAGGCAATGCCGTGTGCAATCAACCAGGCAGTGTTGTAGTTATTTTCTGCTGCCCACTTGGTTGATGGGTGGTTACGGAATGCTCCCTTCTTAGTAGCGTAGGGAGTCCCGTCTGCTTTTGGAAGTGTGCCCCAGTCTCTATACCAAGAAGAGAAGATAATAGAAAGCATCTGACAGCATTCCAGAGGCATCTTAACGATGTGCTTGTCTGGTAATGCGATGGCAGACGCGTGTGGATTTTGGTCGGTGGCGAAGATATTCATACAGAGAGTTGAATTAAACTAATCATAGCAAAGGGGAAACCCCAATGCTATGACATTGTAACAAATCAACCGAAGGTTGAGTCTGGTTCTAGAGCAACCCAGTAGTGTAGGTTGTTCTTGATTCCAGTGAACTCGGCGAGGAGTTTCTCAGAGATTACTACATCGTAGTTGCCCTGGAGAATCTTGTTAGTATTCTCAACTTTGAAGTTGAAGCAGAACTCTTTGTCGGTGTCTCCAACATCAACAGAGAAGATGTTAGAAGAGTCATTCTTCTTATCACGGACAACCAATGAGATGTTGCCCTCTTTACCGACTACAGACAGGTCAGGTAGTTTATATACAGATGCTGCCTTAGCAAGTTGATTGAGTTGTGAGTGGTCTAGAGTGAAGCACACATCCTTAGAAGGCAACTCGAGTTTCTTGTCTGGGGGAGACACGATGACCTCTGGGTCAGCGAAGTGATAGTTCACACGACGGCGACCTTCACGGATAACAACAAAGGTCTCGTTAGAGAAGTCTAGAGCGTAGTTGTCGTGTAGAGACAGACCATTGAGGAACTCGTTTAGGTCGTAGATAGCAAATGAGCGTGGGAACTCTTCCGCTACAACTGCTTCAGCAAGGATGTTCTTCATCACCGAAATAGTCTTGAGGGTATTTCCTTCACCAACAATGATGCTTTGGTTGATTGAAGAAAAGTTTTTTAGGATTGAAATAGTTGAATCAGATAGTTTCATTATAAAGTCAGTAACCGAGAGGTGAGTGTGTATCAGAGAATGTTTCGTCTGAAGTAATCGGAAGGTCAGAGAAGTGATACAGAAGGATAGCATAATGGATAACCTTCAAAATGTCAAGTCTATTCTTACCGTTCTTCTTACCAAAACGAGAGAGGTACTTGATTGCGTTGCTTCGACAGAATGCTTCAGCATCTCCAATAGAGTTGATCAAGTCCAGAGTTTGAATCTTTGCATCATCAGTTCCATCGGAAACATAGTGTCCTTTATATGTTCCAGATAAGTAATCTTCAATCTCACGAAGGATTTTACCTTCTCTATACTTCCAGAAAGTATTGTCCTTTGGATCAGAGTTTTCTGTGATCACTACATTGTCATCGTTAGGGATGTCAAAAGTAATTACATCCTCTCCATAAGACGCTGTAACAGGAGCAGCAGCGGCGAAGTTGAAATTCATCTCAGGGTCATCTGGATGACCACCAAGGTATTCGAAGACATCAGAAGCAGTATCAGTTACTGGTCTGTCATCGCCGTATTTATAGTCAAATAACATAGCCCAAGAGTTAGTCATTGTGTAAGGGTTTTACCTACACATTATAACACCTTTTGCTTTATTTTGCCACCCAACCAGTATTACCTGCTCCAGTCTCCTTGACATAGAGAGTAGTTCCTGCTCCACCATCAGTTCTGCTGTATAGGGAGCCCACAGAGGCAGTGACCACGCCCACAGGAGATCCAGTACCAGATGACCAGACAGGACCACCATCCAACTTGACGCTAGCAAAGGATGCTGCTGAGATAGTATCATCAACATACTTTTTGCTGGTCGCGTGGTGATCGTT